AGACCGCCCGCCCCTTGACTTCCGCGCCCGGCTATGCTAGGCGTAATCTTGCTGCTTATGGTGTGACCGACGCTCGCCGCCACCACGGCTAGTAGCGCGACACCGCAGCCGGGGCCGCCCGAAGTGCGGCGCATTGGTTAATCCCCATCCCTCCCGCCTTCTCCGGGCCAACAGCGACGGCAGCGGACGTATCACACGCGACCCGGCCAGCAAGAGCGGGAGGGGCCTACCTTCCCAAACAGGAGCCTTCACCATGGACGACCAAGCCTCGCCGGCAGTCGCGCCAGAGCCGAAACGTGGCCGTGGCCGTTCACCCTATCGCATGTCAGAGGAACACCGGGATAAAATCCGAAACAGTAACATCCTCAATGCCCTATTAGAGCACGTCGAAGGCAGGCGGGAAATGTCGGCTTCCCAGGTATCGGCGGGCTTAGGATTGCTCAAAAAGGCCCTGCCCGATCTTCAATCGGTCACTGTTTCTGGCGACGATGAGGCCGATCCGATCAATGTCCTCACACGCATTGAGCGCGTTTTGGTCAAGTGACCGCCGGCAGAACGCTCCGCATCGACACGGCCAAGATATTCGAGCCGCTTCTGTATCCGGCGAGATACAAAGGCGCTCACGGCGGACGCGGCTCCGGCAAGTCTCACCTTTTCGCCGGCATGATCGTTGAGCAGTCGCTCATAAAGCCCGGCCTTCGGTCTGTGTGTATCCGCGAGGTGCAGAAATCCCTAAAGGAAAGCGCCAAGCGGCTGATCGAGGACAAGATCACGGCATTCGGCCTGGGCGAGCGCGACGGCTTTCGCATTCTGGTGGATCGGATCGAGACGCCGGGCGGCGGGCTAATCAGCTTCCAGGGTATGCAAGACCATACCGCCGAAAGCGTCAAGTCGCTTGAGAATTACTCGGTTGCCTGGGTTGAAGAAGCGCAGACGCTTTCCGCCCGGTCCCTAAATCTCCTCCGGCCCACGATCCGTTCCGATGACAGCGAGTTGTGGTTTAGCTGGAACCCGACGCGGAAGAGCGACCCGGTTGATATGATGTTTCGCGGCGACCAACGCCCTACCGGCGCCGTGGTAGTCGAAGCGAATTGGAGCGACAATCCGTGGTTCCCGGCGGTTCTCGAAATCGAACGCCAGGACTGCATGGTCAAGCAGCCGGATCAATATCGGCACATTTGGGAAGGCGATTATGCCACCGTTCTAGCCGGTGCCTATTACGCCAGCGCCATCGCCAAGGCCCGCGAAGAGGGCCGAATTGGCAAGGTAGCCGCCGACCCGCTTATTGAGGCGAAAGCGTTCTGGGACATAGGAATTTCGGATGCCACGTCCATATGGGTTGCACAGTTTGTCGGGCGGGAAATCCGCGTCCTTGATTACTACGAAGCGCAAGGGCAACCGCTCGCGGCGCACCTGGAGTGGTTACGATCTCGGGGATGGGGCCGCGTTCTATGCGTATTGCCCCACGATTCGGCCCAGCGGGATAGACTTACTGCTAGCCGCTATTCTGATCATGTCAGTTCCGCCGGCTTCGCCGTTGAAACAGTAGAGAACATGGGCCGAGGCGCGGCCATGAAGCGCGTTGAGGCTGCAAGGCGCCTTTTCCCGGCCATTTGGTTCAACGCCGACACGACGCAAGCCGGGCTCGATGCCCTGGGCTGGTATCACGAGAACATCGACCCGAGCCGGGGCATTGGATTAGGCCCCGAACACGATTGGTCCTCACACGCCGCCGACGCTTTCGGCATGATGTGCGTTGCCTATGAGGCGCCGCGCGAGAAAAAAACAATCACCCGCCGCGTCATCGCCGGCCAGGGCTCATGGATGGGATAGCTGATGGCTGATCGGGACATTCTGGCCGAGGAGAAAGAAGCGTTTGAGGTCGCGGCGGATGCCGAGGCCGAAAACCGCGCCATGGCCCTTGATGATTTGCGCTTCGCCCGCCTCGGCGAGCAATGGCCGGACAAGATCAAGCAGGAGCGCGAGCGCGAGGGCCGCCCGATCCTGACCATCAACAAATGCTTGCCGTTCATTCGGCAGGTGGTCAACGACGCTAGGCAGAACAGGCCGCAGATCAAGGTCAAGCCGGTCGATGATCACGCCGACCGCGACACGGCTAACGTTTTGGAAGGCCTCGTTCGGAATATCGAGCGCACCAGCAAGGCCGACGTGGCCTATGATACGGCTGTCGATTACGCGGTTTCGTGCGGGATCGGGTACATCCGCGTCAACATCGACTACGAATACGACGACACCTTCGACAAGTGCCTGAAGATCGAGCGCATCGACAATCCTTTCAGCGTCTACGGCGACCCGTTCGCCCATTCCATGGACGGTTCCGATTGGAACCGGGCCTGGGTCACTGAATTGATGACCAAGAAAGAGTTTGAGGCCAAGTATCGCGGGGCGCAGGATAGCGGATGGGAGGCGCTTGGATATGAAGCCCTCAAATCGCCTTGGCGCGACGGCGAGGAAATCCTGTTGTGCGAGAGCTGGTCGCGTGAGCCGGCGGAACGGGAAATCTACCAATTGAGCAACGGTCAGGTTGTCGGGCGGGCCGAATACGAGGCCGCCGCCGACATCATGCAGATGGCCGGGGTCGTGCCGGTCAATAGCCGCATGACCAAAGCCTACAAGATCACGCAGCGCATCATGACCGGCGCGGAGGTGCTGGAAGAAAACGAATGGGCCGGGCAATATCTGCCAATCATCCCGGTCTATGGCGAGGAGTTCACGGTTGAGGGCAAGCGGTATCATCGCTCGCTTATCAATGGCGCTAAAGACGCCCAGCGCATGTTCAACTATTGGAGGACGACCGCCACCGAGCTTGTGGCGCTGGCGCCGCGAGTGCCGTACATTGGCGAGGAAGGCACGTTTGACGCCGACCCTAACTGGCTGACGGCCAACACGCAGAGCCATGCCTATTTGCAGTTTTCCAGAGGCAAGCAGCCGCCAATCCGGCAACCGCTCGATAGCGGCACGGCGGCGGGCGCGATGACCGAGGCTCTTGCCGCGTCCGATGACATGAAGGCCATCATCGGCATGTACGACGCGAGCCTAGGCCAGCGGTCGAATGAAACCAGCGGGCGGGCCATCATGGCCAGGCAACGCGAGGGCGATGTTTCGACGTTTCATTTCATTGACAACTTGGCTAGGTCGATTCGGCATGTGGGGTGCGTCTTGCTGGACATGATCCCTAAAGTTTACAACGGCCAGCGCGTCATTCGTATCATCGGCGCGGATGAAACCGAGAGAACCGCCCGCGTCGGCAAGCCGGACGAAAACGGGCCTTTGCCCGATGGGGCCGAGCGCATCTATGACTTGAGCCTTGGCCGCTATGACGTGGCCGTCGATACGGGACCGTCATTCACCACGCGCCGTGAGGAAACGGCCATGCAGATGACGGAATTGATCCGCGCCTATCCGCCCGCTGCGCCGTTGATCGGCGATTTGCTGGTGAAGGCGCTGGATTGGCCGAACGCCGACGAAATTGCAGAGCGCATCAAATCCATGATGCCGCCCCAGGCGAACGGTGGCCTGCCGCCCGAACTGCAAAAGATGATGGCGGACGGCAAGCAGATGATTGACCGCTTGCAGGCCGAGAACATGCAGCTCAAATCCGGCGCCCAGTCCGACGCCGTGCGGGCCGAGATCGACCGTATGAAGGTCGAGCTTGACCGCCAGAAAGTGCAGATCGAGGCCTACAAGGCCGAGACGGAGCGAATGCAGGCAGAACAGGCCATGGCGGCGCCGCTTCCTCCCGTACAGCCCGCAGCTTCGCCGGTCAGTGTCAGCATCCCGGAGACGCTTGGCGAGAGCGTTCTTAACAGCATCGGCCCGGCGGTCGCCCAGGCGGTTTCCCAGGCGGTTGGCCAGTTGCCGCCGCTTCAGGTTAACATGCCGCCTCCGGTTAGGATGAGGCGAAGGCCGGTTAGAGACAAAAACGGGTTGATTGTTGAAACGATTGACGAGCCGATTAACGAGATGGTGAACTAAAATGGCCACCTATACCAAGTACGAAACCGCGATTGAAAAGCTGTGCAACAAGCTGATCGACGCCTTCGGCACAACCGACACATGGAAGGTTGTGATCCACACCGACGCGCCGGTCACGGCCACCGACAGCGTGTTGACCGACCTGACGCAGATTTCCGGCTCGAACGGCTACACGACGGGCGGTGACAACGCCACGTTCAACAGCACAAGATCGAGCGGCACCGTCACGGCGACGGGAACCGATATTGTTTGGACCGCATCTGGCGGCAACCTCGGCAACTCGACAACGGGCCGATATTTCACGCTGTACGATGACACGGCGACGAATGACGATCTATGGTGTTCCTGGGATTACGGCACCACCTTCACCGTAGCGAGCGGCGAGACGATGACACTGGATTTCGGCGCGAGCATCTTCACAATCGCATGAGACACATTCCAGCATGTAACCGCGTCAAGGCGCAATCGGTGTGGGCTTTGCTCCCGGCCAAATATTACGAGGCATTGGAGCAGAACCAAAAGATTGCCTCTTGTTGTCGGCACCCTGAGAACCATGACATCGAGGCGCTCTATTCGTCCGAAATCGAACGCGACAAGGGAACGCCTGACGTTTACGTTTTCCACTGCACATGCGGTCGCAAGCACACGAGGTTTTGCGTCGGCGGAGGCGACATTAGGCCGGTCTGGGAAGTCCGTTAACGGCGGACGGGAGGAGCCTCCATGGCCGTCTCAATAAGCAGAACAGCGGACCCGGCAGGCGTAAGCGCATCCAGCAACGTCGTCACATATAGCACCCAAAGCATCGGAACTGCGGCTGAGGACCGCGTTATTTTCCTGCTTGTCGGCTCGGAACTCGCCAGCGCCAGCCCGAACAGCGCGACGATAGACTACGGAACCGGCGCGGTGGCGATGAGCGCCGGAACGCAGGGCAACTTTGGCGCGGTCTACTCAAGAATATTCTACGCCAAGGCCCCAACCGGAACGACTGCTGATTTTGCAGTTACATTTGGTGCCAACCCGAGCAACACCCAAAACCACGTTTCGGTCTATCGTGTTGTCGGGGCGCGGTTCTCTCTAACCTCGGGCGGCAACGGTTCCACCGATATGGACGCGACCGCGCCGCTCACTACCGGCTCGATCACGATCCCATCGAACGGAGGATTTATTGCGACCGCTGCCGGCGCAAACAATAATAGCACCAAAACTTGGGCGAACGCGACCGAAGATTTGGACGCCGACGTTACGGGTTTTCGGCATACAACGGCGACTAGGACAACAAGCGGCACGGTAACGGTAACGTGTACCGGTACCGTCAATGCCGAAGATGGCGCTATGTCATGGGTCATTCTGACCCCCGGCACATTCGTCAACCCAAACGCCGGGAGCTACAGCCTCACCGGCACCGACGCAACGCCAAAGCTCGGGAAGGTCATAACGGCAGAAGCTGGAAGCTACACGCTCACCGGCACCGCAGCGACCCAGAAAAAGGGACAGGTCATCGCGGCTGGGGCGGGGAGCTATTTCCTCGCTGGCACTGATGCAACGCCGAAGCAGGCTAGGGTCGTCACGGCAAGCGGCGGTTCTTATGCGCTGACCGGCACCGACGCGAGCCCAAAACGCGGGTTTGTGGTAGCTGCTGGGGCCGGTTCCTACGTCCTGACCGGCACGGATGCCGACCTGATCTATACGTCGGCCGGCGGGTATACGATTGTTGCCGGGGGTGGCGTCTATACCCTAAGCGGCACCAATGCCGGGATTGTGCATGGATGGCGCGTCGCGGGCTCGTCCGGTTCCTATTTGTTGACCGGGACCGATGCGGCATTAACCGCCGCCACGGTTACCGCCCAAACACAGACAGCCGGCGGCGGATGGGAGTGGTTGAACAACCTAAACCCGCCTATCAGGCGGCCCTCAGATGAAGCCGATGAGACGGAACAACCAAGGCGCAAGAGAAAGCGCAAAAGCCGGAAACAAAAACCCGCCGCCCAGATTATCCTTGAGACTGACGCCGGCGATGTTGAAACAGGAATTGTGCCAATCCGCCCCGCCAATGACGTTCTGGCGCGGCTTGGTCGGCAGATGAAATTCGCAGAGGCGGCGCGGGCCGAAAGGTTCCGCCGCATGGCAATCGCAGATGATGAATGGATGATGACGGCGTGAACACATGGCTACACTGACTTTTAACGTCAACGTTCCCGATGCCGAGGTGCCGCGCGTAGTCGCGGCGCTTCGGTATGGTTTCGGCCAGCCGGCTGCAACACAGGCTCAACTTGTTGAGCTTGTCCGCCAGGACGTGCGCGACAAGCTGATTTCCATGGTCCGAACCTACGAAACACTGAAAAAGCGCGAGACGGCAAACGATCCCGTTTCCGCGCTTCCCGCAACCTAATTCCGGCAATAACGCCGGATTGCAGCGCCGTGAGGCGCCGCCCCTCCCAGCGAGCAAGCTGAAAGGCACTCCAGATGGAAACTACCGACCAGACCGCTCCGACACCGGAAACCGTTGCTGAAACCAACGCCCAGACGCCGGAGGTCGGAAACACCGAAGAACCGAACCAGGCCGAAACGCCCGAAGAAGGCGACGAGCAGGAAGGCCAGGAAGAGTTCATCGACATTGAGCAGAACGGGAAAACCTACAAGGTCCCCAAGTCGCTCGAAAGCCTTCTTATGTTCCAGAAGGACTACACGCAGAAAACGCAAACCCTAGCAGAGCAGCGCCGTGATCTTGAAGCCACGCGCCAAGCGACGGAATGGGAAGCGGGAACAAAGGCCGCGCTGTTCAGGGAGGAAGCCCAGGCTTTTGCCCTGGATCAAAGGCTGGAACAGTTCGCTAACGTGAACTGGCCGGCCCTGGCCCAGCAGGACATGCAGCGTTATGCGTCGTTGCAGGCCGAATATACGCAGTTAAGGGATGCCCGCTCCAAGATCGGAGAAGCCATCGACGGGCGTCGAGCCGAATTGATTGAGAACCGCGAGCGCCAGACCGCCACCGCGCTTCACAAGGCAATGGAGCACCTAAGCAAACCCAAGCCCGATATGGGCTGGGATGGCAAGTTTGACATGGCCAAGCGAGAAAGTCTGACCAAGTTTGGTCTGCAACTCGGGTTCACGGACGAGGAACTTTCCAACACGTCCCATCCCTTGATGGTGCAGACCCTGAACCTCGCTAGGATTGGCTATGAGAGCTTGAAGGCAAAATCCGCAAGCCTCAAACAGCAGCAGGAGGCGAAGCCCATTACCGTAGTTGCCAGCGGCAAGACACGGACAGGGCCGGCAAACCCCGACAAGCTGCCCATGAACGAGTGGATCAAATGGCGCGAAAAGCAAGTCAGCAATTCGCGCAAATGACCCGCTAAAACTCAATCTGGACCGCCGTGATGGCGGACCTATCCCAATGAAGGAAAGAAGAAATGGCTAACACCATTCTGACGCCGACTGCGGTGACGCGTGAAGCTCTCCGCATTCTGCACAATAAGGCGATGTTCATCGGCACGATCAACCGCCAGTATGACGATTCTTTCGCCAAATCCGGCGCGAAGATCGGCAACTCGCTGAAGGTCAGGCTCCCGAACCAGTATACCGTCCGCACGGGCGCGACCCTGAATGTTCAGGACACGACCGAATCCTCGACGACCCTGACCGTCAGCACCCAGAAGGGCGTTGACTTCAAGTTTACGTCCGAGGAATTGACCATGGACTTGCAGGACTTCTCGGATCGCATCCTTGAGCCTGCCATGTCCGTTCTCGCCGCCAACATCGAGGCCGACGCCTATTCGATGTACAAGGACGTATACAACTTCGTTGACAGCGATGGTGCTGCCCTCGATCTGTATGACATTCTCGACGGCCGCCGTTACCTCAACGACAACTTGACGCCGATTGACGACAACCGGACGGCGATGCTGTCCACCGTCCATTCGGCCAAGCTCGTCAATGACGTGAAGGCCCTGTTCCACGATAGCGCCGCCATCAAGCAGCAGTATCGTGTGGGCAAGATCGGCCGTACTGCCGGGTTCGATTTCTACGAAAACCCGATCCTTGGCAAGCATACGACCGGCACGGCCGCTTCCGGCGATACCGGGTACAACGTCAACGGGGCGAGCCAGTCCGGCGCGGCCCTGACTGTTGACACGGGCTCGACCACGTTCCTCATCGGCGACGTTATCACCATCGCCGGCTGCAACGCGGTTCACCCGGAAACCAAGGCGGACCTGGGGTATCTCCAGCGTTTCGTCATCACGGCGAACAGCGGAGCGAGCGCAACCACGCTCAACATCTCGCCGGCCATCGTCACGTCCGGGGCGACCCAGAACGTGTCGGCGGCTCCGACGAACGGCGGCGCGATTTCCAAGCTGGGCGGCGGCAACGCGGCCACGCTCGACAACTCGATGCTGTATCACAAGAACGCCTTCACGTTTGCGACGGCTGACCTTGTGATGCCGCAGGGTGTCGATTTCGCCGCCCGCGAGGTCATGGACGGCATCTCGATCCGCGTGGTTCGGGCCTACGACATCAACAACGATGCGTTCCCGTGCCGTCTCGACGTTCTCTATGGCTACAAGACGCTTCGGCCCGAAATGGCCGTTCGCGTCCACGCCGACGGCTAACGTCACCGGCCCCGCCGCATAACGTGGCGGGGCTTCCATCTAACGAAACCAAAGGAGAAGTACCATGGCAGTTGGCCAGTACCTCGGCGACGGAAACACCGACGGCTCGTCCTTCGGCTCCGCCACGACCGAGAAGATTTCGTTCTACGGCGTCACGCCTGTTGTTCAGCCGTCCGTGACCGCCATCGGCACCACGACCATTTCCCAGGTTGCGACCTCGGGCAAGTGGGCGTTTGCGTCCTCGACCGCCGCGCAGGCTTTCGTGGCCAGCGTCCGGTCCATCCAGGACAAGCTGGAAACCCTGGGCTTGATCGCCCAGTCGTAATGCCGACAACGCACCTGATAAGCACGGGGCGGGCTCATGGTCCGCTCCGTGTCCTCATCGCCCTGCCGGTCTATTCCGGCGCACTTGGGGCGCAAACAATGAAATCCCTATTTCCTGCCATGCAACGGCTTGATGACGCCGGCATTGGCTGGGAGGTTGCCATCGAGGAGGGCAATTGCCACGTCGATGACGCGCGAAACAGCCTTGTGAGGCGGCTTTTGCTGGGAGAATGTACTGATCTTGTGTTCATTGATGCCGATGTCGGGTTCGATGCGTCGGCCTTGGTGGAACTTGTCAATCTTGACCGCGACATTGTGGCCGGCGTCTATCCAAAAAAGAGCTTTTCCGAGGGCTTCCCTGTCATGGGGCTGCCCGGCGAGCGGTGGAGCGACGCCGAGGGGCTTGTCGAGGTTCAGGGAGCCCCAACCGGGTTCATGAAGATCAAGCGGCGGGTTCTGGAAAGCCTCCGCGACAGGGAAAAGGCCCGCGCTTTCATCGGGGCGGGCGGGAACATGGGCGATGAGCCCTATCATCCTATTTTCGAGCGCACAATTGCCAATGGCCGCAGATGGTCCGGCGATTATGCGTTCTGCATCAAGGCCCGCAATGCCGGGTTCAAGGTTTGGGTCAACCCGGAATGGCGCTTCACCCATGAGGGGAACCACGTCTGGGAGGGAACGCTAGGCGATTTCTGGCGCAAGGAAGCCAGGATCGAAAGCCCGAAACTGATGGCGGCCATTCGGCGCCTGCGGGGCGGCGATGCGTCGTTTGAGGCGTTTGTTGCCCTGGCTCAAGCATGGGCGAACCCGTCTGCGGCTCTTCCCGACATGCTTCAGGCCGTTTGGGCGGCTTCCGTGGCCGCCAATGGCTGGGCAATTGAGGCTGGTTCCGGTCTGACAACAATCGTCGCAGGAATTGCGGCGGAAAGGACCGGCAATCTCCGCATTATCGCCCTCGAAAGCGACATGCGCTGGCATGACCGGCTTACCGGCCTGCTGAAAGTGGCGGAAATCGGCACGGTTGAACTTCTATATGCCCCTCTCAAGCGGGCCGATGGGTTTGTCTGGTACAATGCGGATGCGGCGTTCCCCGGCAAGTTCGCGCTTGCCATCTGCGACGGCCCGAACCGCGACTATGGCCGGGCCGGGCTCTGGAACGTCCTCGGCGACAGCATTCGCCACGCGACGTGGATCGTTGACGACGTTCAGGACAAGACACAACTCGATATGGTCAATGATTTTGCCGACGCCTACGGGCGCAAGATCAAGGTTCTCGGCGACGCCGGGAACAAGCAATTCGCCATCTGCATGGGTGACCAATGACGACATATGCGACAATGCGGACGCGGATCGCCGACGAACTCGCCAACGACGGCGACATTACCTCGGCGCAGATCAACTACGCCATTCTTGACACAATCAAGCAGTACGAGCGGACGCCGTGGTGGTGGAACGAGAAAACCGCCACGATGTCGACCGTCAACGCCCAGGAATACTATTCATCGTCCGACCTGTCCGACATTCCCGACATCGTGCGGATCGTGTCGGCGCTTGTGACCGAGAACAGCCTTAAGCGGCCGTTGATTCCGTATGAGTTCAGCCAGATTGACGACGTGCAGGACGGGTCGATGACCGGGTGCCCGGAAGCCTACGCCCTGTTCAAGGAAAACATCCGCCTGTATCCGATCCCGGATGCCGTATACACTGTGACGCTGGCGTATATCTATCGGTTGACGGCGCTTTCCGCCGACGGCGACAGCAACGCATGGACAACGGACGCCGAGGAACTGATCCGGCAAGGGGCAAAGCGCCGGATTGCGCTTAACTATCTCCACGCCGATGACCTCGCCGGCCGGTGCGCTGTCATGGAGCGGGAGGCGTTTGCGGAATTGCAGGCCGAAAACCGCCGCCGCCGGCCCAACACAAGATTGAAAATCCCGGCGATGTTGTCGCGCGGCGGTTTCAACATCAACGCAGGATAGCCGATGATTCCGTTCGCACCATGGCTTCCCGATATTGCGGCGTTTGACACGCGGGCCTCGCACGAGGCCCAGAACGTCATCCCGTCCGCGTCCGGGTTTCGTCCGTTCGCCGGGTTTCAGAATGTTGCCTCCGCCATTACGGCGCGGGCGCAGGGTGCGGTTTCTGTTCGGTCTATCTCCGGGACGATTTACAATTTCTGCGGCGACGCGACGAAACTGTATCTCATGGATTCGAACGGGCTTGCATGGTCCGACGTGTCGAGGGTTTCGGGGGGCGCCTATAGCACGGCCACGGACGCCGCGTGGCGGTTTTCCCAATATGGGAACTACATCACCGCCTTGAACGGCAACGACGCCGCGCAGGTTTTTGAACTTGGCACCTCAACGAATTTCGCCGCCTTGGGCGGATCGGCGCCTGCCGGCAAGTTCCCCGGCACCATTCGTGAGTTCGGCGTGATCGCCAGCACGTCCGTTGCCAACAACCGCATCACATGGTCCGCCATTGGCGACATTTCCGATTGGGTGGCGAGCGCCACGACGCTTTCGGACAGCCAGGACTTCCCCGAGGGCGGCTCGATCATGGGCTTTGTCGGCGGCGAGTATGGTATCGTTTTTCAGGAACGCGCAATTCAGCGCATGACGTTTGAAGGACCGCCCACGGCCTTTCGGTTTGACAAGATCACGGCTGCCTTGGGTTGCCGCGCCGAAGGCTCCATCGCGGCCTACGAAAGCATGACCTTCTTTCTCGCCGATGACGGCTTTTATATGCTTCGAGGCGGCGCCGAACTTGTGCCAATCGGGTCCGAAAAGGTTGACCGCTGGATCGAAACCAATCTCGACGCTTCGCAGCTCTATCGTGTCTCATCGGCCATTGATCCGATCAACAAGATTTACGTCATGGGTTTCCCGTCAGTCGGAGCCGGGAACCCGGATAGCCTTATCGTGTATCACTGGCCAACCGGCCAATGGGCGCGGGCGAGCGTTGACCACGAGATCGTCTATACGGCTTCGACGCAAAGCACGTACACGATTGATGGAATGGATGCCGTGTCGGCCACCATCGACGGCCTGCCATTCCCGGTCGATAGCCGGTTCTGGACCGGATCGGGGAGGTTGTTGCTTTCCGGTTTCGACACTTCACATAGGCAAGGGTTCTTTTCCGGCAGCAATCTCGCCGCCGCGATTGAAACCGGCGACAACCAGGCAGCGGAAGGCCGCAGGAGCCTTTTCCGAGGGCTTCGGCCAATCGTGGAAGGCTCGTCTGTCACGCCATCTCTCACCGTTGGAAGTCGTGACCACCTGACCGAATCCGTCACTTATGGCTCGCCGGTTCCCATCAATTCCTACGGCTGGTGCAATGCACGGACGCAGGCCCGCTATCACCGGGCGAAGATTACAATTCCCGCCGCCTCCGCATGGAATTTTGCGCGGGGCGTCGACGATCTGAAACTGTCCCTCATGGGGAGACGATAAATGGCGAAGAAGATGCGAAAGAAACCGCGCAAGGCCCCCGGCCTTCTGGGCCACGTCACGGCCCCAAGGTATTACGACCCGCCCGGCCCCGCTCCACGTGAAACATTGGCCTATTTGAGCGCCGCCGAAAAAATGGCGCTTCTGGGCATGACGGATGGAAGGGCCAATCGCGGCCCTCGGGGCATCCCGTCTTTCGCCGACGACAGCGCGTCGAGCATGGGGGTTTCTCGTGGTGACGCTTCGCAGGGAACGATAGGCTCTGGTTCAGACCCTGGACCGAATGGCGGGTCTATCAGCAGATCGTCCGGCGGCAGCTCTCCTAGCAATGCCGGGGGCGGCGGAAGTCCAAGTGGGATGAGTGGCGGCGCTCTCAATTCGCGCCTTGGCGGGTCGCTCGCCGCGAACTTCGGCATGAACTTCAACCCAGGCTCGCCAGGCTACGGGTCAACATTGCCTGGTTCCTTCGGCTATCCGGCCTCCGGCCCGTCGCAGTTTTCAAAGGACAACGCCGCCCAAATGGCGGCGATGAAGGCCGAGCGCGAGGCATTGCAGAGAATGGTTGGATTTACAAATGCCGGCGCGTTCCCGTCCGTTCCTCTCGGCGGGTTCCCGGCGGCCTCGACCACACCATCCGCGTTTGCAGGCGCGTTCCCATCGGACCCGAGGCTTGGAATTGACCCGAAGGGGATTTCCAACCTTCCCGGACTATCTGGTCCAAACATGGGATTAGGGGAAAATCCGGCGCAACCCGGAAACTACACCGACCCAACAAACCGCATTAGCGGGGTTTATTCTGCGTTTGGCACTATGCCGGGGAGCGCGTTTTCAAACACGGATTACACGGGTCTGAACGTCAACCCGACATTGGGGGCAATGAACCCACCGGCCCAAAGCACCGGTCCGGTTGTTCAGGTTGGGCCGGGGGGGTTGGTTTTTAACGGCGGGCGGCTGGCAATGGATATGCCGGGGCAGGGGATGCTCGACGTCCCGGTATCGAATAAAGCGGCCCAAATAGTTGCGGCGGCCCCAACAAGGGAGGCCGCAATCAATGGGCTGGTTGGGCTTGGCATGGCCAGAGACACGGCGGAACAGTATGTAGGCCCGGGAAGTGTTGCTGGCCCCCCGGAATATGGGCCACTGAAGTCTACCAAATATCAAGACAGAGTTCCTCCAGAAAGACTGGCAATAGACATGCCGGGCCTTGGCCCGCTTGATGTTCCTGGCGGAATAACCGATCCAACCTCAATGCCGTCATATAGCGGCCCATTTACGCCAGACGAGAGGCAAGGGACAAGTTTCCCATCGACGCCGGCAAGCCCACCCATCGATGCGCCCCGAGGTGGTTTCGCAGGGGATTATTCTCCATCTTCGCCTTCTCCCGAAGGCGGGCGGGATGCCCCACCGGACCAAAATATTGACATGAACAAAGTGGTAAATGATCTTGACAGGCTAAACAATTTCGCCAGAATGAATTACGAGCGTGTGCAACGAGCCATTGGCAATCGTGACCCGAACGGCGCATTTGGCGGACAGTTTGCCGGCGGCGGTAGCGGATTAAACCGTGGGCGACGGCCAATTCAGCCGCCAACGCCGCCCACAATGCCAAGCACGGAAGAGTTAAACTCAATCTATCTGGCGTTGCAAGCAGCGGGGGCAACCCCAGACGAGCTTGCCGCCGTTCTCGCAATGATGAACAGGTGACACATGGGCGGAAGCGCGACAGGAGCCAGTGACAGAATGTCGGCGATGAGCGGGATGCGCGACCCAAGCGGAAAATGGGGTGGCGTCATGCCGTATGGGGGCGGCCGGCCGGATAGAAATTCCGCCGGCAGGCCACCGGGTTTTGCCGGCGACGACCCGCCCGCGCCGGGGACGGGCGGCAATTCAGGAGGGGAGCAATCCCACGATCTGGACTGGCTAAAGGCCCTCGCCGAGAAATATGGGATTCCATGGCCCGGCGGCGGGTCAGGGGGGGCCGGGGGGACCGGCGGAACGGGAGGAACGGCCCCACAGACGCTTGCATGGTCATTCCCGCAATACAGCCAGACGTGGGCTTTCACTCCGCCGGCCCCGGTCTATCCATCATTGCCACCCCCGTTCAACAAGGACACATACGCGGCCGACCCGAAGAAAAAAAAGAAATACGGGCAGGAAACATGAACATAGACCGCCGTCTGATAGAGCCGCTTCTAGCCGAGATTTTCCCATCGGTTGTAGGGGCATCGAGTGACGAATGGCACTTCTTCCTCGACAAGCTGACCAAAATGGAAACGCCTATTTCCATGTCCAATGGCGAGGCTTTCGACCGATGGCGGGCCGCTCTTTCCGGGCTTGGCTATCCGGTCAACGCCCATTCCGAACGTCGGGCAGCAACGGCCAAACAGGCCGCCAAGAGGATGCTTGAGGACGAAAGAAAGCGGGCGGCCTCTCTTTCCGTGACCCTTGATGCGTCACGCCGGGAGGCACCGGACTGGCCGGTTGCGGAAGTTTTGGCCAGCGTGAACGGGTGACGACCAATGGCCGTTCGCCCGTTCCTACATCTTCCGCCGCCACCGCGCGACCCAGAGGGAAGAAGGCTATGGGAGGTTGTCGCCCAGACAAGGCGCGGCAAGATCGACGCCGTAACTACGCTAACGCTCACGGCGGGGGCGGCTTCCAGCGTCCTGAACTTCAAGGGCCTGTCCCCGCAATCGGTTGTCGTCTTTGACCCCAAGACGGCCAACGCGGCAGCGGAGTTGTACGGCGGGACCATGTATGCGCTGACGGCGAACAGAGGAAACGACCAGTGGACAATAACCCACGCGAACAACGGCCAGACGGACAGGACATTCCAGGTTCTGATAATGGGTTGATGCAGGTCAAATGCTCTGGTGTTCCGATTGAAAAGATCGGCATGGTTTGGAGCCAGGCAATGCCGCTTTTGGTTCCCGCTCTTGGCGAGGGAGAGTTAATTGAAACTGTCATTCACCGATTGTTTCTTGGTTCTGCGCAATTATGGGTGGCCGCCGACGGAAACAGGCTTTGCGCCGCCTGTGTGACAGAAATTCCGATTCGTAACAAGCGGAAATATTGCAACATCTGGCTTGCCGGTGGTTCCGGCCTCAATAATTGGCTTTCGTACCTTCCAAGGGTCGAAGAATGGGCTAGGGCGAACGGATGCCACGCAATGCTGATTGAAAAGGCAAGGATCGGCTGGAAGCGGATTTTGCCTGACTACAAGACAAAGACCATTCAGATGGTCAAGGAGTTGTGACATGGGCGGAAGCACCACGCAAAAAACGACACAGACAAGTTCTCCGTGGGACGAGCAGGTTCCGTATCTGAAGTACGGATTTGATGAGGCCGCCAGGCTCTATCAGACGCCGGGTCCGCAATACTATCCCGGCTCGACGGTCGCGCCGTTTTCGGCGGAACAGAACCAGTCGTTCGAGCTTGGCTCGCAGAGGGCGCTTGCCGGAAACCAGACAATGAAGGGCGCGGAACAATTCACGCAGAACGTTCTCGGCGGAAACTATCTTAACAACAACCCCTACAACGATCAGGTGTTCCAGAACATCCAATCCAAGGTCATGCCGGCCGTCAACAGCAATTTCATGGGTGCCGGCCGCTATGGTTCCGGACTTCACGGCGACACGATGACAAGGGCATTGACTGAAAGCTATGCGCCGTTTGCTGCGTCTCAATACGAAAGCGGGCTCAACCGCATGGGGCAGGCCGCCGCCATGGCGCCGACTTTCGCGGCGAACGATTACGCCGATCTTTCCGTGCTTGAGGGCATTGGCAGGTCCAAGCAGGGCCTTGCGCAGCAGGAGCTCGACGACGCCAAGGCAAGATGGGATTACTACGGGCAACTCCCATACAACAAGATGGGCCAGTTCCTGAACAACATCGGCGGGAACTATGGCGGCACGGTTGTTGGAAGCCAGCCGGGACCAAGCATGTTCCAGCAGGTTGCCGGCGCCGGTCTTGGCCTTCTCGGCCTTTACATGGGCCTCTAGGAGACATCCACGATGGCTAACAATATTTTGACCAGCCTTCTCGGGCAAACTTCGTCATCTCCAACGTCGGCATTTTTGGGCGATATGTATGACCCAGAGGCCGCCCGCAAGCGTCGGATTGGCGATTTTCTCGCTGCCCTCGGCGCTGGGCTTATGACCAATAAGCAAATTGGCCCATCGCTTGGCCAGGCTTTCGAGGCATCTCGACAGGCCGGACAGGATTATCGGCAAGAGGCAATGGACGCCTATCGGATGCGTCTTGCCCAACAGGAGCGGACCCGCGATGACCAGCGGTGGCAGTGGGAACAGGACAAGATAAGGGCCGAACAGGAACAGCAGGACAAGCTGCGCAATGTCGTTGCCGGCGCTTTTGCCAATTCCAGCGCCGGCGCTCCGGGCGCTCCGAACTATGCCGGCGCATCGAGCGGATACAACCCGCAAACGGCTGCCGCGAAGCCGTACTATGACGCTGGCATGTATCCAGAGGCGTTTGATGTTCTGTATGGTTCCAAGGCCAATCAACAGGCCCCGAACGTCCAGAAGTTCTATGACGACAAGGGCCAGGAATATTACGCGCAATGGACCAACGGCAAATGGCAACAGGTCGGCGGGGCGAAGCCGCAGTCTGGCGGGATCACATATACCGACGCGCAGGGCAACACGTTCCAGATCGGCGGGACCGGCAAGCCATTGACGGAAGGCCAGTCGAAAGACACGGGCTTTGCCGTTCGCGCTGAGGGGGCCAATAAGATATTGACCCAATATCAGAACAACTTGACAGATTTCGGGAAATCAAATCTCGGAGAACTTCCTCTAGTTGGAAACTACATCAAAGGAGCAGGCGGGCCTGAATATCAAATGGCCGAACAGGCGGGGAATGAATTTCTGACCGCCTTTCTCCGCAAGGATTCTGGCGCGACGATTACACCGGCAGAAGAGGCGTTGTACGGCAGAATATTTTTGCCGCGCCCTGGGGATACAAAGGAAGTGATCGCTCAAAAAGAAGTTGCTCGTATTCGAGCCCTCGCCGGTATCAATGCCGGGCTTCCTCCGCTTGCCATCCTTGAAAAGGAAAAGGCCCTCGCCTCTGTCCCGCAATCTCAAACCGCAGAACAGCCAAACCAACCGGCACAACAAAACATCGGTGGGTCTGTGGAATTTAACTGGACGCCAGATGGGGGACTCCAATGACGGTAAAGGTCAACGGGCCAGACGGTTTGGTTGTGAATTTCCCGGACGGAACCGACCGGGAGACGATCAACCGCGTTATGTCGGAAGCCTATGCCAAAATGAAACAGGGCAACGCAAAAGGCATTCCGCTTTCAGAAGTGCCGCGAATGGCATTGCAAAATGCGCCGGCCAGCGCGAGGCAGTTTGTCGGCGGAATGGTCGATATGGTCGTTCACCCCGTAGAAACGATCCAAGGGGCGCAGCGCACCGTGGGCGATCTTGCCGACAGGTGGTTAAACTTGCCGGCGGCCAACGCCTGGCTTGCCGATCGCGGCCTTGCGACAAAGCGTGACCCCGCCGAAGTTCAGGCGTCCGCCGAACGCGGCGAGGCGGTCACTGGGCTTTTAAAAGACCGCTGGGGCGGCTGGGAGAATATCAAGCGCACCCTTGCAACCGACCCCGTCGGCGCCGCTGCGGACGCCTCAATGATCCTGACAGGAGGTGGCGGAGCTCTTGCTCGCGCTCCCGGCATATTGGGAAGGACTGGCCGTGCCGTGGCCGCAACTGGACGCGCCCTTGATCCTGTTGTGGCCACCGGGAAAGTGGCAAAGGGTGCGCTTGCAACAGCGTCACTTCCTGTTGGGCTTCTGACTGGAACCGGCCCGCAGACACTCATCGAGGCGTACAAGGCGGGAAGTACCGGAGGAGAACGCGGTCGCATTTTCCGGGGCAACATGCGCGGGAAAATCCCGCAAACCGATGTTGTCGATGAGGCGCGAGGGGCTATTCAGAACATAAGCGACGCGAGAAACGCAAGATACGTACAGAAAATGACCGACGTAAAGGCATCGCAAAAGATCGTCGATGTTTCCCCCATCATTACCGAGTTCAACAATCAGGTCGCGTCTCTAAAGCAAGGCGGTTTCGTTGTGAGCCCGGATGGCATCAAGGCCCTCGACAAGGTTGCCGGGGTTATCATTGAACGCCTCAAGACGCCGGATGGGCGTTCTCCTGCGGCGATGGATGCCTTGAAAAGGCGAATTGACGACATGATGCCGCCAATCACCGAAGCAAACAAAAATGTCGTTCGTGTTTTGACGGCCATGCGGAACAAAGTCAAATCCGAAATCATCCGGCAGGTTCCTGAATACAAGGAAATTATGGCCAACTATGAAGCCAGCAAGGCGGCGCAGACAGAAATCGAACGCAGCCTTTCGCTCGGCAAGAAAAACACAAAAGACACCGCACTTAGAAATTTGCAGTCCATTACACGAAACAATGCAAACACGAATTATGGTTCCCGTCTTTCATCCGCCGAGATACTTGCGCGTGAGGGTGCCAGAGAATTATTTCCGGCCCTTGCCGGGCAAAGTCTATCCAGCATCTATCCACGCGACCTAGCAAAAACCGTTGTAACTGCCGCCACAGTCGGCGGGGCTCCGGCCGCGCTTCTTAATCCGGCGGCTGCGGCGACGGCCATCCCGGCTATTTTGCTTTCATCACCCAGGTTTTCCGGCGAACTGGCGCACAAGTTGGGGCAGGGGGCAAGATGGGGCCGCCCCGTCGGCAAGGGCTTGCTTGGCTCTTATCTACTCAATCGCGGACAAGAATAGGAAACGGCCATGCCCGAGATCGGCAACACAAGCGTCTTTTCGCAGACCGACGCAAACAACAACAGCGGCACCGCGCCTTCGTGGTCCGGTTCCGCCGCGCCGTCAACACTCGACGACGCTGGCCGCGCCATCCAGGGCGCAATCACGCGCGAATGGAACTGGCGCAACTTCACCCTCACGGCGGCGGGGACGGCAGACGTCAAGACGCTGACCTATTCCGTCGCGCCAGCAGCTTACTACAACGGCCAGCGGTTCGCCTTCATCGCCAATACCACGAATACCGGGTCGGCCACGCTCAACGTCAACTCGGTGGGCGCCAAGACGATCAAATCCATGATGACCGGTTCGCTTGTCAATCTGGCGGCGTCCGACATGGTTTCCGGCATGTATGTCGAAGTCGCCTATAACACAGCAAACGACTGTTTTGTCTGGATCAACCAAAAACCTGTAACGGTTCCGTTCACGGCGGCTTCCGCATCCGGCGCGGCATCGCTTGCTTTTGCCGAGGACACAGACAACGGAACGAATGTTGCCACGCTCCAGGGGGCGGCGAGCCTTTCCGGCGACATTACCCTGACCCTGCCCTCCGCTGCTGGCACCATCGCCAACACTTCGGATTTCATCGGGCAGCAGACAATATGGGTTCCCGCCGCCGCAATGACGGCCAGGACCACAAACGGCGCCGCTTCCGGGTCCGTCGAGACGACGACAAACAAGGTCATGTTGTCAACGCTCGACTTCGACGCAACGACTGCGGAATACGCCCAGTTTGCAATTCAGATACCCAAGGGATGGGATGAATCGACAATCATCTGCCAATTCGTTTGGTCGCATCCATCCACCACCACCAACTTTGGAGTTGCCTTTGAGCTTGCCGCCGTTGCCTTTGCCGACGATGACGCTGCCGACACGGCATTCGGAACCGCCGTCACCGTAACCGATACGGGCGGAACGACGGATGATATTTACATTTCAGCAGAAAGTTCGGCTATGACCGTGGCCGGTTCTCCGGGGGCGGAAGAATATGTTGTGTTTCAGGTAAACCGCGCCCCGGCCAATGGCAGCGACACAATGGCCGTTGACGCCCGCTTGCACGGCGTGAAGGTTCATTATACCATCAATGCCGCTAAGGACGACTAACGATGCTCAGGGCAACGCAATTGATTGGGTTTGTGGCGAAAAAAAGAACTCCACCAACAATAAACTACGTTACAAAATCCTTCGATACATCCAACGCCACAAGTTACTCCTATTCGTCCCTGTCTATCGGCGCTGAGAGTTCTGACAGATTAGTCATTGCAGTTATGACCAATCACAACGGCTCAAGCACGGCAGTCAGGACTTTGAGTTCCTGCACGATTGGCGGAGTTTCAGCAACGGTTGCAGGAACGGATGGGCATGGCGCCGCTGGCGGCGCTTCTGTCGGTTGGGGGGTGGCGTATCTATTGGTGGCGTCAGGAACCACCGCGACAATCGACTTTACTTTAAGTGGGGGAGTGTCAAACTGTTTGTGTTCTGTATATACCGTCACAGGCTGGTCCTCTCAAGCTCCGACAGTTTATTCAGACACGGCCAGAGTGATTGAAATTGCTCTTGGCAGCCATCCTAACGGCGCGGCACTTGGCGCCGCTGTCCACAATACCTCCGACCAGACTTACACAACGAGTTCCACTGGTTCTGTTCAACCTACCATTGTCGCAACAGATGCGCATGGTTCAGAAGCCGGGTACTCCGCATTGATTAGCCTGACAAATGCGTCTGGCTCTCCAACCGTTTCGATTACCTCCTCCTCGTCGACCACCAACGAAGCCGGGTTTGTGGCAGTTTGGGAGTAATGACAATGTGGACCTGGAAATCCCGTTCACACCTCGTCGACGCTCATTTCCACATCCCACTGTTTGCGGCCTATGGCGCGGCGGCATGGCTGTCGATTGTATTGCTCCCGCCGCTGATTGCCTCCGCCTGCATCGCGTTTCTCGTGGGCTACATCCGCGAGGTCACGCAGGTTCAACAGAAGCACTATGACAACGTGATATTCTACGGCTGGTTCGCGGCGTTCAATTTCGAGTGCCTATATCCGGGTGCAATCCTGATTATCGCGGCAATCGCCAGCGAAATCGCTGGTTAGGGCTTAACAACAACTCCACAAGGTTTTCAGATGACAAGCGATGGCGAGCGAATTGCGGTTCTTGAGGCGAATCAAAGGCACATGCACGATAAAATAGACGCCATGGCCGAACAACTGCAGGAGGTTCATGACCTTTTGTTGAAGGCCAAAGGAGCCAAATGGGCAATCATCGGACTTGCCACTTTGGGCGGTTTCGTGTCGGCGAAGATCGGGGCCGCCGCAGCATTATTTGGAATGTCGTTCGGAAAATGATATAGGAGGCCACCATGCGCCGTTTTCTCGCCGCCGTGCTTTTTTTCGCATTTGCCGGAACGGCCATCGCCGCCGACAAGACCTGCCTTCTCGGCGACCGGCAGGAGTTCTTCGATTCCGTCAAGACGCTCAACCCGAAAATCTACCGCGCCACGCCAAAGGCGCTGGCCACGATCCTCGACAAGATCAACGCTCCCCGCCTCGCTGCCAAGTCCTACGCGTTGGAAGCCGACGAATTGTATCTAGGCGTTTTCACAACGAAACAGGGAACCGTCATGGCCGGCATTGTCATGTTCAAGGATGGGTGCATCGTGCCGGGGACCGTCACGAGTATGAACATCGAACAGTGGGCCGCCTTCATGGAAATGATCGGCCTGAAGCGCGAGGATTTCTATGACCTCAAGGAGGCGACCTCGTGAAAACCTCGATTGCCGGAATTGAGGCCATCGCCAAGCACGAAGGCTTGAGGCTCCGGGCCTATCCAGACCCGGCAACGGGCGGCGAGCCGTGGACGATTGGCTACGGCCATACCAGCGCCGCTGGGCTTCCAAAGGTCTTGCGGGGCATGGTCATCACCAAGGAACGGGCGCGGGAAATCCTCGCCAATGATCTGGTGAAATTTGAGAACGCCGTCGAGAAGGCGCTGACGGTCAATCCGACGCAGAACCAGTTCGACGCCATGGTGAGCCTCTGTTTCAACATTGGGCCGGCGAATTTCGGCAAGTCCAGCGTTCTGAAATTCCACAATGGCCGCCAGTTTGAGAAGGCCGCCGGGGCATTTGCGCTCTGGAACAAGGCCGCCGGCAAGGTCATGGCCGGGCTGACCGCCCGCCGCGCCGCCGAGCGGGCGCTCTACCTCAAGAAATGACTGCCGCGCCGGGCGGCTCCCGGCAACCAAAGGAGACTACCATGACCAAAGAAGCAGTAGGCGGCATCGTCCGCGCCATTCTCGCCGCCGGGGCCGGCTATCTCGCTGGCAAAGGTTTTATTGACGCCGGAATGGTTGATCAGCTCGTCGGTGCCGGCGTTCTGATCGTCACGGCCATCTGGTCCGTGCTGTCAAAGAAGGCCGCCTGATGAGCTGGCTGTGGCCCTCTATTCTGGGCGTCATCCTGACCGCCCTGGGCGGCGGGGCTTTCCTCGCCATCCAGCGGCCCGGATTTCTGGCCGGGCTTGTCGGCATTGCGGCAAAAAAGGCTTGGGCCATGGCCTGGCCCTACCTGCTTTATGCCTTCACGGCTTCCCCGGAGACGATTGAGCGGTCCAAGAAGGAGGCCCGCGAGGGCTTGAAGCCGGGCGAGGGACGCACAGGGAAGCCCTCCAGGGGCGGCGGCAAGAATGGCTGACAAACCCCTAGACTGGTTCGACATCGGCCTCCACGCCCTTCCTAGCGCGTTCTGGGCTGGCATGTGCGGCTGGATGGCCGCTCTCGGGGCGGCGAGCAGCATTCCGGCTGGCACCCTGTTGATGATAATTGCCGTTATCGCCTGGGCCGGGGGGTTAATGTTCTGGATCGCCCGCGAACTCGACCAGCACGGCGGGAAATTCGGCGGGATACAATCACAGCTAGAATGGCTGATCCCGTTTCTTGTACAACTCGCCGCCGGCCCGGCTGTGTTCCTGATCATGGCATGACCCATGGCTCCGCGCATTCGGATCAAGTGGATCAAATCGGACAAGGCGTGGGGCTACGCCGACACGGCCAAGCGAACAATCGAGCTTGACCGTCGCCTAGACGACAAGACGATGCTAGAAATAGCGGTTCACGAGACGGCGCACATTTGCCTCCCCGTTCTGGACGACGCCGCCGTCGAGACGCTAGGCAAGCAGGCCGCCGATGTTCTCTGGCGGCTGGGCTTCCGACGCGCACATGATGGCGATGAATGATGCCAAGAACTGGCCTTTCCGAAGATGAGTTTGTTGCAACCTGGATGAAGTTCGGCGGTCATGTGGTCAACATTTCCAAGGCCCTTGGCGTCAACGAAAGGTCGGTCCACCAGCGACGAAAATCAATTGAGGACCGCCGGGCGATTGTTCTCCCCAGCAACCCGACGGCCCAATATTCGACCCGGCCCAAGGAGTACGTCGAGAAAATCGGCCACCGGATCACGCTCACGGCGAAAGATGCGGTGGCCGTTGTTTTTTCCGACGCCCATTATTGGCCAAGCGACAAGCCAACCGCCCATGCCGCGCTTGTCCGGTTCATCAAGAAACACAAGCCGCAATTCGTAATTTGCGCCGGGGATGCTTTCGACGGTGCGAGTATTTCCCGGCACCCGGCAACCGAATGGGCCAACCTTCCCCGCGTCGATGAAGAACTTTCGTATTGTCAGCAGATGATGGCCGAGATCGAGGAGGCATCCCCGAAGGGCGCCAAACTATGCTGGACGATGGGCAATCATGATAGCAGGTTTTCCGCCCGTCTCGCCCAGATGGCCCCTGAATATGTCCGGGTCCATGGCGTCGATCTTCCTGACCACTTCCCGGCGTGGAACCATTCATGGTCGGTGTTCATTAACGGCGTCGTGATAAAACATCGTTTCAAGGGGGGCGTTCACGCAGCGTGGAATAACACGCTTTATACCGGGCGAACAATTGTTACCGGCCATCTGCATAGACTGGCAATTTCGCCATTCACGGACAGCAACGGCCGTCGCTATGGCATCGACTGCGGCACCCTGTCAGACTTCGGCCCCGATCAAAAAAAATTCGGTTATGCCGAAGATAACCCATTCAATTGGGCGTCCGGGTTCGCCGTTCTCACATGGCGCAATGGAGAGCTGCTCCCGCCGGAACTGGCAATCGTTCAAAACGCGGTGACTTGGTTCAGAGGCAAGCCACTATGAAGATGGTCATTGTCGAAAGCCCGTTCCGCGCCACGGCGGAACGGAGCCAGGAACTTCACTTGACATATCTTAACCACTGCATCGCCGACAGCATCGAACGCGGCGAGGCGCCCTACGCAAGCCACGCAATCATGCCGCTGGTTCTCAATGACGATGACCCCGCCGACAGGCTCCGGGGCATCATGGCCGGCTGGCGATGGGGCGATCATGCCGACTTGGTCGCCGTTTACCGCGACCTAGGGATCAGCGAGGGGATGAAACTGTCAATTCAGCACTACGAAGCGATAGGAAAGCCGGTCGAATGGCGAACCTTGCCGCCGGCTCTTGTCAAATCTATTCTAGATGACGCCTAACCCCAGCCCGTCGCTTCCTCGGAGGCGGCGGGCTTTATAGTTTTGGGGACAATTTTTAATTCAGGCTGATAAGTTGTAATTTAAGCCTCGAAATTTTAACTGGCGGGCCGGGGCGCTACTTCGGCTTCCACGCGCACATCGGCATCGTTTTGCCGCCATTGTCATGTTTGCGCCAGTTTCCCCATTCGTGCTGGCAGCGGCCACCGCCGCTCAATCTGCCCGAACCACCGCCGCTCGTGCCGCTCGATCCACCGTCATCGCTACCACCATCATCGCTACCGCCGTCATCGCTACCGCCGTCATTGCCACCGCCGTCATCATTGCCGCCGTCATCGCCGCCACCGCCGTCGCCACCGCCGTCGCCACCGCTCGATCCGCCGTCATCGCCGCCATCGTCATTGCTACCGCCACCGTCATCGCCACCATTGCCGTTGCCGTTTCCGTTGCCGTTGCCGTTGCCGTTTCCGTTGCCGTTGCCGTTGCCGTTTCCGTTGCCGTTGCCGTTTCCGTTGCCACCGCCGTCATCGCCACCGTCATCGCCACCGTCATCGCCTCCTCCTGAAGAACCTGTTGAGCCACTGGTGCCGCTTGACCCGCCCGAGCCGCTGCCAGACGAGGTTTCGGCCTTGCTGATGCCGACGACGGCCGGCACCACATAGGCGGCGGTGGCCAGAAATCCAAACTTCTTGATCAGTTGACGACGATCCATCCGGTTTTCTCCTTTCGTAAACTTGATTGGCGATTCTACACTTCTTACGAGTTTCTTAACCTAACGGCGCTGACAGAACGCCTACAATCAGCGCGGACATCTGCGAGGTGATCTCGCCGACGATTGTTCTAATAATCATCTCCGCCTCCCGCAAATTTCATATTTGTTCCTTGTCCGCCCACGCTTGCAGCCGGCGGCGTTCTTGCCGGGCGCCGCGCTCGCCACACGGGGCTGGTCCTGTTCCGGCACTCGGTCATAGTAGACCTTCACAGGATGCGCCCTGGGCCGCTGCCACGGCAACTTGCCGATGGTATTGCCCGGCGGCGGGACGATGGCCGCCGACAATTCGCAGTCCATCCAGAGCCGCGCCCTGCCGCCGTTCTTGTCGGGCAACGCAACCTCGGTGTAGCACCTGGGCGACGGCTCGGGCGGCGGCGTCCAGTCGATCCCACGCATGGTGCCGCTGGCATAGGCCAGACCGACAATCAGCGGCAGCGCAACAATGGTGGCGCGGATGGTCATGTGACAATTCTCCTCTTTTCCAGAAACGCCAAGTGCTTCGTCCTGATCCGGGCTTCCTTTCCCGGATCGGACGGCTTGGCAAAGCCGCGAGACGCGATCCGCTTCACTGGAAGCGGTTTAGCGCCGATATGCTTGGCCCTTGCGCGATTGACCTTGGCCTTGGTCCGCGCTTCATCGGCTGACTTGCCACGGTGGGCGGATTCGAGAACGGGCCGCATATTGCTTTCCCTGTTCTCTCCGCCGGCATGGAGAGGCTTGATGTGGTCCAGGTGCCATTTCTCGCCCGCCGCGATTCGGCGCATCGTGATCTGGCAGATGCCGGCGTAGCGGTTGAAAATGCGAAGCCTGACCCGAGGCGGGGGCATGGTGTCTTGGGTCTTGCCGACCCATTCCTCAACCGACCGGCCAATGGTGGCGATCTTCATGCGGCGCACTCTGAGAGTGTCGGGTCAACGCCCGTCGTTGAAAAAATCCAATCAAACGCCTTTGATGAAACATCGTGGAATTGCGCTTTCGGCAGCGCCCGCCGCGACATCGACCGCGCCGTATAGACGAGCAGGACATCGCCACGCACGTCTACCAGGCAATATTGGTCCTTCGTTTTGAACGCGGCGGCAATTTTTGGCGCCGCCGCCTTCGACCCCGCAACAACGGTCATCGTGTCGCACCAGCCGGCGGCGATCAGGGCGTGTTTTCGCAGCGTTTCCGAACTCGGAAACCTGCTGCGCATCTCGTCGCCGAGGTTTTCGTAAACGTCGCGCAGGATGGCGAAGAACCGGCGGCGCTGCGGGTCTGCCGTCGCCAGATCGGACGAAATCACGCAGCCGCATTCAGGGCAGGTGCGGTCATCTTTCATTAAAACGGAACCTCGTCATCAAGATGGTGAGCATCTTCCGGGCCATCGGTCGGACGTCTGTAATTGGCGTCGATCAGTTCCCGGTATTCTGGCGATCCCTTGATGGTTTCCTTGAGTTTGTCGCTCAGGCCCTCGAGCGTGCCGGCGTCGAAGAACTCGCGGTCGAGCGAAAAATAGACTGGGGGATTGATGGCCGCTGGAACCGCCATGCCCTTCGGCACCGCCGACACGCTCTTGAGGTTCGCATAGACCTTGCCGTCTTTCGCCTCGTGAATGATCGTGACGAGACAGGGCTTGCCGACGATGTTCCGAATGTTGAACCTGTTCGGGCCTGAAAAATCGGAACCGACGAACGCTTTTCCGCGCCAGGCTTCGAGGTCGCGGCGCAATCCCGCCTTCTCGTGCATCGACAGCGTGTAGCGCCGACCGATGCTGAACGGCTGGCCGGCCTTTTCGCCCTCGGTCATCAGTTCGGTGGGCAGCTCCCAGGAGACGAGGATTTTACGCTGCGTTTTTTGCGTTCCCTGCCACTCAACGGCCTGTGTGCCGAGATCAATCAGGCGATAGCAGATGGCGATGTGCGTTCCTGACGGGGGCGGTTGAAAGTCGCCGCCGGTCGGCTGCGGAAGATACATGGGTCAGTCCTTTCTCTCTGTTGAATGCGTAAGTGCGAAGGCCCTGGCTTCGTCCGACCACATGAAATGGTCGAAGTCGGCGGGCAGAATGTTGATGGCGTCCTTGCCGTCATCGACGCGGGCCAGAAACCGTTGCAGCGCCATGGCATCGCGGCGGATTTCGTTGATGAGCGCCGGCACTTCATCCCGGCCAACCGTGAATGATGCCGATTTTTTGGCGGTAACGTAGAGCAGCCGGCCATCTTCCTTGCAGCCGCGCCCATGGAGATAAAGAGCGATCTGGCGCCTGTGATCCGGCCTTGCCTCCGATGGGCAGGCCTTCGTCGTCTTGAGGTCGGTCAGCAGGCCGTCGTTAAGAAAATCGGCATAGCCGATAAACGGACAGGCCACGCCGTCGATCCATGTCTCTATCTTGACCTGCTTGGCGGTCGGCACGGCGCGGTCGGGAATGGCCCGCACGGCCTGCGAGAGCATCGGCGCGATGTTCGCGGCTTCGGCCTCGATTTCGTCGGAAACCTCGCCCTGCGCATTGGCACCGAACGCGCTCATCGCGGTTGCGAGGCAATCAATCTCTGATGCGTTGGGTTCATAGAGCCAGCGCATCAGACCGGCTTCAACGGCGCTGCCGCGCCAGGCCGCCGGACCTGCGTTGTCTCGATAGTTCAGCATGTATTTCAGAACCCACAGGGCGGGTTGACTGCGAAACAAGTTCAGCGATGACGCCGACAGGTGCTGGATGCCGTGCTTTTCAAACGGCGTCATGGTGTGGCCTCGGATTTGCGCTTTTTGTAGAACAGCTCATCGGCGCGGCGGGACAGGGCCGGGTCCATGCAGACGGCATCGAATGCTTCGTCGTCACTCCCGCCGGGGTTCGCATCGTGCCAGGCTTTCATCAATTCGCCGGCAGCGTCGTCCAAGCACTCGGAATATTCGCGCCATACGCGGCTCATCGTTCGGCTCTCCTCACATTGGTTGTAATAGAGTTTATCTGATTGATCGGGAGGGGCTAGGGGAACCCCTCCCGCCTGGTCCTCAAAAAGGTGCCTTCTGTGTAGTTGCATTTGACCGGAACGCCTCCGGCCCTGGCTTCCCCGGAGAACCGGGAAACTGTTCATCCATGCGGGCGAGAGTGGCAAAAGCGGCGGCCTCGATGCGGGCGGCCTCAGCTCGCAGGGCAGAAATAAAATCCGTCATCCGACGATCTCCAAGAAATGCTTCACCCCATCCTCCTGATCTGGACAGCCACATGAAGCAGGCAATCTTCGACGTAGGTCTTTGCCGCTTCCGCCACGTCCTCAAGGCCGCAGGGCCGTTCCTGCCAGTGACCGATGTTCGCCAGATCAGATTTCAAGAACGCGGCCTGAGCCTCTTTCAGCAGGTCGGCGACCTTCTGGCCCCATTCGGCGGCGAACGCCTCAACGTCGCCCTGCCGCAAGCCGGGGATAGCATCGGACCAGTAGGCGTCACATGCGCGACCGGAGAAGTTGTCTGGATAGTTGCTCACTTGGTGACCTCCACCTGTAAAGTAGCCGTCCGTTGTGGGGTTGTATATAGAACGGCTAAAAGCATGTCAATAGAAAAATCACCCGGCCTAAAATTTTTTTGCCGCCCCCTTGCTTCATCAATTTAGCCGTGCTATAGGCGGGGCATGGAAAAGCTCATTTCATACTTCAACGAAAAACATGGCCGGCGGCTCGCGTTAGCGCGGGAACTTTCGGTGACGCCAGGAGCCATCTCTCAATGGGAGAGGGTTCCCGCCGAGCGAGTTCTCGACGTTGAGAAGGCAACGGGGATTTCCCGTCACGATCTGCGCCCGGACCTCTATCCACGGGATTTTTGATATGGGCCGGACCCGGATTATTTCGCGCCGCCTTTTGATGAGCTTCGCCCGCCACTGCTTCGCCCTCGGAACTTGGGCGACCAAGAAGGCGACTAAAAGTTACCGTGACGCATGTCCTCCCACAGGGGAGGCCCGGCCTCTGACTGACGAAACGGACGATGCGCGATGCGTCACGGTTGTTTCTTCATCGAGCGTTAAATCGTCCGATCCGGGCCACTTCTTATCTTCTTACCGATCTTATCGGGGGAACCATGAACCAGCCTGACCTGTTCTCATATCCCCGCGCCGCCGGCTGGAAAGAGCCGACGACAAGCCGGGGTGCCGCCGAGGCGCTTGAGGCTAAAGGCATCGCCGCCACTGTCCGTTCCGCTGTCCTGGGCCTGTTCGAGGCGGGTGTTCAAGACACGGCCGACGGCATTGCCGCCCGCCTGGGGTTTAGCATCCTGACCGTTCGACCGCGCGTTTCCGA